TAAAGTTTTATCTGTCATAATTATGAGTTAGTCTGAATGGATGGCAACGTTTAGCGTATGATTAGTGGCTATAATAAGCCGAAAGATTGAATTATTAACAGACCCTTTTTCTTTTATTTTTTGAGCGAGGGCAAATTACGATAGTAAAATTATGATGTGTTCCTATTACAATAGTAACGAGCTTGAGAGAGCGAAAACAGTTAAAGACAAAGAATTAAATGAACTTTTACAAGATGTAAGAGCCAAAGATGATAGGTATTACCTGCAAGAGCGAACGTGGATGGTAAAACGTGGATGGTTTAAAAAGCCAGTTAAAAAAACAGGATATTCATTATTGTTTAATGTTGGCGGAATAGAGTGCCAAATAATAAACTTCTACCAAGACCACCAATGGTCGATAAATGGAACTGTATCTAAATCTTACATACACACTCTATTCTGTGGATGGTTGAACGGATTTAAAGAAGGGGAAAAAATAAAAGAAAAAGCAAGTACGCCTTAACCTTGAATTAAGCACAAACCCAAGCCATTAATTATACGCATTGTTATAAACTGGTGGCTTTTATAGGGTTTGAGTGCGTACAGATTGAGCCACTTGTTTATAACGGTTAGAGCTATAATTTCGAGCCGTAAGTACACAGCAACCACCGATATAACATTAAGTAAATAGTACAAAACTAATATTAACTTAAACACTAAATAGGCTTGAAATATAGCTAGTGTTAGCGTTTGTTTTTAATCAACAAAATACATTATGAAAGACTGGAATGATATTTACAAATTACCAATAGCAGAAAGCTATATTGATGAAGAAGATGGATTTAGAAGTAAAAGAATATTAGATGCAAATAACAATTTTGTATTCCAATTTTTAAACGTTAAAGATTCAGCGCAAATAAATGCTTTAAACGCTATAAACGGGATAGAAAAATTAAAAGCAAAACAAGTCAAATTTAGTCATGAAGATGGAATTATACTTGCTGACAAAAACGAAGTAATAATGATTAGGGGTTGGGGTAATTTAACAGGTATAGGTGGGCATAATTTAAGTAGTGATGAAGCTGCTAATGTGCAAGACACTTTTGCTAATTATATTGTTAGCAAACTTAATGAACGCTAACGGTTTAGGTATATGAGTAGAAAAAGTAAAAAAAGCGGTGGAATAACACGTGTAGCAAAGGGTATAGCTTTTTCTGCTATACTGTTTGCGGTAATGGTATTAGTTGTTGAAAATTATAACTTTTACCATTTATTATCTGTTGAAATTCTGGAACGTTTTTGAATTTATCAGAATACCAACGATTTGAATTACAGGTTGGTTCTAATTGTTTAAGTGATTTGTGAAACTCACTAAAATTTGTCTCAATAATAACCACACGATTATCGAGACTGCAAGAAAATAATTTTGTAATACGTCCATTCATAAAGCAAATATACAAAATAAGTGCATAAAATAGAAAAATAGTTTTGTAGTTCTAAAATAAGTGCTTATATTTGCGTAAGTTCTTTAACATATTATATGAGGTCAGTAGCTCAATTGGTAGAGCAATAGATTATCACTTTTCGCTGAAATGCAAAAAAAGTTCCTATAAAAGCGGAGCTATGTGTTGCAGGTTCGAGTCCTGTCTGACCTCCTAAACCGACAAAGAAAGTTCCTATATAAACTTTGGATGTTAAATACTTTCCGTTGGTTTTTAAACTAAAGACAAAAAGAGTTCCTATAACCCTTTCGAGGGATTGTATGCTAAACAAAACTACTCTTCGTCTTTTTTAAAAAATAGGTAAAAGACGTTCCTATAAAGAAGTCTGTAAAACTAAAATACGTCTCACTTAATTTTTAACAACAAAATGAAAACACTAAAAATGTTTAACGCTGTAATAGCGAAAAAAGAAGATGCAAAACCATTTATTTCTGAATTAGGTTTTGTTATTGAGCCAAACGCTCTTTGGGCTAAACAAAGAATTATTGATTACTACACAAGAGAGCAATTAAACGGAAACGATTTAAACAAAACATTTCACAAATCTTGGAAGAAAATTAAAGAAAGCTCAAGATTTGAATTAATGGTTGAACAAATTTTACATTACATTTCTACTTATGGAAGTGATTTTAATGATGAAATTTACATACCAGAAGAATTACTTTACGTGCCTAAATTAAAACTTAATTACAAGGTTATTAAGGCTTATTCTAAAAAGAAAATGACTAAAAAATGTCTTGCTCTTTTACAATCTGGCATTGCTTTAAAAGAAGAAACTGTTGATGATTTGATTTCTATTTTAGTTGATGAACTTGATTATACTTTTACAGGTAAAGAAAACATTAAAAACAAAGAAGCAGTTGTAAAAATTGCTGAAACTTACCACGTTTATCCAGAAAATGCAGTTGAATTTTTTAGATATGTAATTTATAGAACAACAAACACAACTTTATTGATTAAAAATAATGAGTTGATTGATTCTATAAAATCAAGCTCTTACAATCCAACACAAGTGTTTAAAAACTTTGGTTTAGAAAAACTTGCAGAAATTTTTAACAGGTTTAAGCCTTTGTTTTTAGCATATAAAAGCAATGCACCGAAAACAATAAATAAGATTAGCAAACTATCTAAAAAATATCACAAACCTTTAGTTTCAAATCCTTTGAATAATGTTACAAACATATTATTAAATTCTAATGATTTACATTGGTTGGATAATGCTACTCCTTTTGCGTTATTTAAAGCATTATCTGCTTGTTATTCAAGAAAAAACGGTCAAGACACTTTTTTATATAGAATAAGAAATGGTAAATCTTGGGTTCAAGAAGATTCTATTAGTTTGGTTAATTCTAAAAACTATAAATTTTTAGCTAATTACTTGAAAGGAAGATTTGATTTAAGCGATAAAAAAGTGTTTACTCCTGAAAATATTAAATATGCTTTACCTACATCTGAAAAAATGTATGTTGGAAATATACCAACAGGTACAAGGTTTTATGGTTCTAAATTAGCGGTTGGTATTTATTGGGAAGATTCTTGGGGAGCAAGAGATTTAGATTTATCTGGGTTAAATATTGGTGGTAAAATAGGATGGAACGCATCTTACAACCAACAAAACGGTGATTTAATGTACTCTGGAGACATTACATCAGCACCAAATGGAGCAGTTGAATATTTGTATGCTAATAAAGGATTAAATGCACCAACGTTAGTTAAAAACAATGTTTACTCTGGCGATGATGAATGTGGGTATAAAATTGTAATTGGAAAAGGCGATAAAGTTTCAAGAGATTATATGATGAATCCAAACAATTTATTATCTGAAATTAAATGTAATTCTGTACAAAAAGACACAATTTTAGGAATGTTTATACCTAAAAAAGATAAACAATGTTTTGTGTTGTTAAACTTTGGAGCAGGACACGCAAGAGTATCTGGTAATTCTGAAATATCTGATTTAGCCACAAAAGCATTATACCAACAATGGAATAAACCATTATCATTGAATAAGGTATTAAAAATGTTAGGTGCTGAAATGGTTGATGAAAGAGAAGATGCAGACATAGATTTATCTTTAGATACTTTACAAAAAGACACTTTGATTAAGGTTTTTAACTAACCATAGTAAAGCGGTAGGCGGACAAAAGGCAATGTGCTGTTTTTCACAGCTCTTTGCCTGTGCGTTGGAAAAAGAGGGCAAAGGCTTTTACTTTTTTTACTTATATACCGTGTTATGCATCTGGCGGTTTATAACCGTCCGAGTGAGTTTTCATAAAACCGCTTGTGAATAACGGATAGGCTATGCGTAGTGCCTTCTTGAAATTACGCACGAACATTAATTAAAATACAACACGATGAATAAAGAACAGAACTTAGTAAAAGACCCAAAGGCATTACGTATAGGTAGTGTTATACACTGGGCGTTTAACGTAAACCAAAATATTAGGGTAAAACTTAATGATTTAGGATACCAAAGGCTTGCTGACCTACATAACGAATACATAGGCACAATACCTAAATGGGAAAAAAGAGATGCTGAATACTACAAACGGCAAGCCGACAAAGATGGATATACACGCTTTCAATTATGGAACTTTATGGAATATTTTGGTGAGGTTACAGGTATGTGCAAGCCTAACTATTACGACTTAACTTTCTTAATAGACACAGAAGATATTGAGCCTTGTGTATAACGTTAAATATAAAAAGTCATTTTAATGCTTTTTATATAGTGTTATGTGTTGTGCTTAATTTAATAACTAAAATTTACTAAAATGACAGAAATAAACGAACAAAAAATAGGAGATACAAAACACGAGGTATTTACACTCTTAAATGATGGATTTCATAATGAAGAAGGTTTTACAGGATGGGTGCAAATGGAATGTAGATTATCTGATATGGAATGTGAAGGAGAGGCTTTTTTTATTAGTGTATCAGATGACAAGGTCGCTAAAAATGGAGATTACGCACCTCTAGAAATGGATAAAAAAGAACTAGAGCAGTTTATAGGTTATCTAAACAAATGTTATAAGCATATGCCGTAGCATTACACATAACAACATTATATACCCAACTATGTAGAGGAATGAAACCAACAATCACAATAACTTATACTATTACTTACGTTATTTCTTTTGCAACTAATTATGGATTTACAAAATGTAAAAGGTGCTTCAATTTAAAAACAAACAGAGAGCTAAAACAAGTTTATAAAAACGGAAGTATAGGGTATAATATTAACAGAAAATTTTACACTTTAAATAAGTTGCGAGCTTATTTAATTAAACCTAAAAAACACAATTTACCTTTTTAAACAAAAAACATAAATGAAAGCTATTATAAGTATATTTATAACAATTATTGTAACCTTCTCCACTACTCTATTGTTTGATTGGGATTTTGTTGGTGGTCATTGGACTAGGCAAATGCTAGTGATTTTATTGATAATTATGCAGCTATTAACATGTTTTTTTTACTTAAAAAAAGTGTATACAAAAAATAATTGATATATCCATTAATAAATTGTGTAAAAATTACCACATAAGCTAGATTAATTTAGCTTATATGTTAAATGCAATAGATACCGCTTTTACTTCAATATTCTCTAAGGGTATAGATCCGTTGGGTGGTTCTTCTCTGTTTTTAGGTGCTAGTACGGCTAAGGGTTTAGAGGTGAATAAGGAAACTTCCTTAAAAATATCTGCATTTTTCAGAGCTATTAATATAGTGGCTAACACCTACGCGTTACTTCCTAAAACTATTTATAAAATAGACGGAGAGAATCAAAACCGAGATATACATCATCCGTTAGACTACATAGTACATGAAGAGCCTAATAAAATGATGTCGGCATCGGTGTATGATGCATTAATGATTCGTAATTACTTTAATGGCAATGCTATTGCTGGTATTATTCGTAATAACGCCGGGGTAATTACAGCGCTTATTCCGTGGGATTCGGATAATGTACAAGTCTATAAGCGTAATAACGAGTTGTTCTACGTTTACAATCAAGTTACTTACACGGCTTCGGAAGTATTTCACGTGCCTTTCTTCGCTAAGGATGGTGTGTGGGGGCAAAGTATTATTGCTTATGCAGCCGATAGTATAGGGGTTAGTTTGGGTGCTCAGGAGTATCAAAGTAATTCTTTTAATAATAGTGGCTTATCTACTGGTGTAATTGAAAGTGATAAATCTATTTTAAAAGATAAAAAAATAGAACTTCAAAAAGCTTTTCGCAATGCGATGCAGGTTAAAGATCCGTATCGGGTTGCTGCTTTAGATGAAGGGATGAAATACAAAAGTATACGTCTTACTAGTGATCAAGTAAAGGTGATTGAAACCGTAGCTACTGGCGTGGCCGATATTGCGCGTTGGTTTGGTATTCCGCTTAGTTTCTTAGCTACTAAGGGTGAAGGTGGGTACAACTTCTTAGTGCAAATGAATCAGCAATTCTTACAACAGGCGGTAATGCCTATTGCGGATAAATTCAAAAAAGAATACCAGCGTAAATGCCTTACCGTAACAGAAAGGCAAACGCATTATTTACACCAAAATTACAACAGACTTCTGCAATCGGATCATAAAACCCGTAGTGAGTTTTATAGAAATTTAGTAAACATTAAGGCTTTAAGCCCTAATGAGGTGAGAAAACTAGAAGGATTTAATCCTTACCCTGGTGGTAGTGAAATGTTACAAATGGTTAACATGCATACCGAGTCACAAGTAGAAGCCGACTTAAATAATGCACGTAATGAAGAATAAAGATTACATAGAAAATATTAAAGGTGCGGAGCGCAGATTTTTTACGGGTCCTGTAAAGCTGGAAAAGAGAATGGAAGGTGACGAGGAATCTAACTTTTACCGCATTGAAGGTTACGCCGCTTTATTTAATACACGTACTGATTTGGGTTATGTGTATGAGGAAATTGCACCAGGTGCTTTTGATGATGTGTTGAGTGACGATGTACGTTGTTTGTTTAATCACGATGCGAATCTAATATTAGCACGTAGTGCTAATGGAAGCTTAGCGCTAGAGGTGGATAATGTAGGTTTAAAATATAGCTATGTGACGCCTAATCGCTCTTATGCAGTGGATTTGCAAGATGCTATTCGTAGCGGTGATGTGTCGGCTAGTTCTTTTGCTTTTTTTGCGAAAGAAGTACAATGGATAGAGCTAGAAGAAGGCGAAAAGTATGTAAGGCGTGTGACTAAAGTGTCGCAGTTGTTAGATGTGTCACCTGTGACTTATCCTGCGTATCAAGATACTACGGTGGCGCAGCGTAGCTTACAGGATTATGTAGCGGCGCAAAATAAACGTGCTACAGAACAAATAGAGAATATAGATGTGTTTGAAGCACAATTAATTGTAAATAAATTTTTAGGTAATGAGTAAGTTAGTCCAGTTGCAGCAAACAAGAGCTGCTAAAGTTAAGGAGCAGCAAACTTTAATTGATGAGCGCAATGCAACGGAAGAGCGTTCATTTACTAGTGAGCAAAGCAAAGCGTTTAGTGATTTAACTGTGGAAATCCGGGGTTTAGATGCTGAAATTACACAGGAGAAACAAATTATTGAAGCGGAAAAGCGTTCTGCGGTATTGTTAGGTGATAGCATCGCAAAGCCTTCGGATAAAAAGGGTGGCGAAAAACGATCTAAGCAGCAGGTAATGGCTGGTTTTAGTATGAAGCGTGCCTTGTCCTTGCAGTCAAAAGGTCGTGAGCTAGATGGTGCAGAAGCGGAAGTAAATGCCATTGCGATTGAAGAGCTTCGTAATAATGGTACCACGGTTAGGGATGTAGGTTTTAATATTCCTTCCGAAATGATGTTCCGTGCCGATAGTCACACGGTTACTCAGGACAGTGGTAACTTTGGTGGGACTTTGGTAAAAGAAGATGCTGGTGTGGTAGTGCCTACTTTTGTTAATAGATTATCTATTCAAGATTTAGGGGTTAATGTGATCAGTAATTTAGTAGGAGATTACCCACTACATTCTGCAGGGGAATTTCAGTTTCAAAATGTAGAAGAAACGGAAGCTTTGACTATGCAAAAGTCACCTTTTGGTAAAAGGGTGTTAAAGCCGTTACGTACAGGTATGGTGACTGGTATTTCTAACCAGTTGTTACTGCAGTCTTCTGTTAATGTAGATCGAATAGTATCGCAACAAATCACCAATGCTCTTAACAATAGATTGTTAGAGGATTTGATTAATGGTGACGGTGTGGGACCTAATACTTTAGGTTTGCTTAATGATGCTGTTTTTGAATCTACTGCAAGTGAAGGGCCTTTAACTTTAGAGAAGATTCTAGAATTAGAAGGTGCGGTTGATGATGAAGATTCGCCTTATCAAAACAATGTGTTTTTAATTCATAAGAAATTAGCGGCTATAGCTAAAGCTGTAAAATTAGATGCTGGGTCGGGTAATTTCCTTATGGATAAGGAAAACAAGTTGTACGGTACGGATACCTACAAGACTTCTAAAGTACCTGTGCTTACGGGTGCGGCTCTAAATTATCCTGTGCTTTATGGTGACTTTAGTTCGGTAACGGCTGGGTTCTGGAATGGGATGAATATTTTTGTGGATCCTTACAGCTTGTCGGACAGTGGGCAACGTAAATTGATAGTAAATGTGTATCGCGATATCAAAGCTTCTAACCCGAAAGCTTTCGCGGTAAATAAAGCAATTACTTTATCGTAAATGTAAAATATCACTCTTGGTTTGTTTTTTATTAGTTGAAAAAGCGCCGTGGTTTCGGTTTCGGCGCTTTTAAAAAAAAACTAAGTGTTAATAATAAAGTTATGGAAGCAGAAAAGCAAGTGGGAAAGGTAGTAGAAAAAGCACCTAAAAAAGGAAAGGTTAAAGTAAGAATTAAGAAGTCGGTAGCGGGTAAATTTTTGCTTAGTTATCATGTAGGTCGGGTGGTAGATTTAGAGGCTAAGCAGGCTCGTGAATTAATAGATCTAGGTTACGCGGATAAAGCGTAAGTGACTACAGGTATTAACAATAAGATACATTTATGAAGTTTGATTACGCTATTACTAAAGATGTTTCGGTGCCGTCAATAGTAGGTTTAGATGTGGCTAAGATGAACTCGCATATCGAAATGGATGATGTGGATCAGGATGCTTTGTTGCAGTTAAAATTAAACGGTGCTATTGCTGCGGTAGAAATGTACACGGGTAAAGTGTTTCAAACTAAAAAAGTAACGGTTAAAGTGTCGGGTTTTGCTAGTAAAATAGAATTTCCCTACACGCCTATAAAAAGTATACAGGAAGTGTATTATCACAATGCAGATGGGCAAAAAGTGGTGGTGCTACCTGAAAATTACAGGTTGTACAGTTATCAAAACGGTGCGGTACAACGCTTAGTGTTTAGTTTACAAAATTTTCCTGTTACGGATCCTAATGATGAATATCCAGTAGTCATTGAGGGGCAGTTTGGAGAGTTAGAGGTGCCTGATGATGTGATGTCGGCTATACTCCTGCTCTTTTCCGATGCGGAAACGTACCGCGAAAACAAACCGCAAAATTTAGTAAATACTGCGGCAATAAATTTATTGCGTCCGCATCGTAAATATTAGCGAATGGCAAAAATGGTACACGCAGGCGAACTAAATCGAAGGGTGGAAATCCTTAAAAAGGATAAAGCTTTAGGTGATACTGGAGAACGGCTAACGGTGTTGAAGTCTTTAGGTTTTCGCAATGCAAAGCGTGTAGATGTTGGTGCTAGTGAAGTTGAAGAGGGTAAACTTATTCCGCTAAATGTGTGTCGTTTTATTATGCGATATCGTGCGGATATAATGGATAAAGGTGCAGCAATGCACGTGCGTGACTTTGATGGGGTATATGATGTTACTGGGGTGTCACTGTATGGTGATACGGGTAAAAAGAAGTTTGTAGAACTCAAATGTGTAAGGGATGCAAAATCAATCGTTATTTGAAATTGAAGGTTTTGAAGCGTTAGCCAATAAGCTAAAGCAATTACCGGATAAAGTAAAGCGTCGTGAAGTATTAAAAATACAACGCCGTGTGCTAGCCCCTGCTAAGCAGGTGTACATGTCTAAGCTTAGAGAAATAAAGGTAACGGGTAATTTGGCGGATTCGGTAGCGATTAAGTCGGTTAGGTCGAGCGCGGTAAATGGTAACCCGGTAGTGAATTTATTGCCTTCCAAAAGTAGTAAGGCGGATGGGTATTACAAGTTTATGGTAGTATCTAAAGGTGCTAGACTGGGAAGTAACAGGCTTGGTAGTAGGTTAGGTAAAAATACTGTAGTTAACAGAATAAGAAATCAAGTATATAGTGATAATCAAAGCCAATTAACAGACGCTTATTTGGGGCGAATGACAAAGGCGATACAAAGGCGAATAGATAAATTATAATGGAAGAAGTTGCTATATATATTAACCGTTTTTTTACGCAAAATTCGGATATACAGCAGTGCTTTAATGGCCATATTTATTGGGAGTTGGCGGAAGAGGAAGGGGTAACACTTCCGTTTTGTAATTTTTCTATTAAAGAAGATCCGGATAGAAGTAAGGATCGTGCTGGGGACTACTATGTGTATGTAAAGATATTTAATGCGAATCTAACTTCCGCCGCTAAGTGTGGGGACGTAGTGAAGCAACAAGTGAAAAATAATACCCAATGGTACTATGATGGTGGAGAGCTGGAGTATGTAAGTACGGATTTGGGAAAGTTTGGTTTATACGAATTAAAATTTAAAATACGTCGGTAATGAGAGAAATTTATAATGGTTCATTGTTGCGAATTAAAGTGGATGGGCAAAATATTTTTGATGAAACGGATTCAGAAATAAGTATGGAATTAAGCACTAGAGAGCGTGCTACTAAAGATACTTCGGGGGTAGAAATTGCGCCTGATTTAATTTCCTGGTCGGCATCGGGTAACTCTTTAGGTGTAGCTGTGGCAGAGGGTGCGGCCTTAGGCTTTGAAGCCTTGTTTGATAAATTTGATTCTAAAACTATTGTAGAAGTAGAATTTACTACCGATGCTAGTGGTTCTACTTATTACAAAGGGCAAGGGTTTATTACGTCGCTTAGTTTAAATGGGTCTAACCGTGAAGATGCCACCTGTTCTTGGTCAATTACAGGGTCAGGGGTGCCTGAAAAAGCAACAGTAGCGTAATGGTAGTAGAGATTAAAAATAAGAAATACAATGTCGTGTTTGGCTACGGTGCGCTTCGATTATTAAGTAAAAGATGGGAGGTACAAGGGTTAACGGAGCTCACGGAGCGACTTACTGCGGTGTTTTCAGGTAACAGCGAGGATATCCAGTTTGCGCAAATAGACGCCTTTTGCGACATTGTTATTGCTGGTGCACAGTGTGGCGCTGGCGATGCTATTATTGAAGTCACTACGGATGATGTGGGAGATTTAGTAATGCGTTCGCCTCAGGTAATGACTGAGGTAATGAATTCCTTTATGGAATCTATGCCAGTAAGTAAGGAAACGCCGGGAAAGTCGAAAACGGCAACAGCGCCGAAGTAGATAAAGAAGAAATAAGTTGGGATAGCTTAGAGGTGTTAGCGTTTGGAGAACTTGGGATGAGTGTCGCTGATTTCTACGCTTCTACGCCTCGCCAGTTTACCAATAGATTGTCCGGCTATTTTAAAAAACAGGATAGAGTATTTAGGGAAGAATGGGAGCGTACAAGGGTGCTGTTGGTACAAATGGTACGCCCACATTTAAAAAAGTCTGAGCAAAGAAAATCTGTAAACCAAATTTATCCTTTGCCATGGGATAAGAAAGTGGTCAAAGAAAAAATTACAAAAGAAAAAGCAAACGCCTTTTGGAATAGAATAGATAGTAATGAAGCAGAGTAACGCCAGTATTAGTATTAGCTTATTTGCTAACCTTAATCAGTTTAGTACCGAGATGCAAAACGCTTCTCGTAAACTAAATAAGATAGGTAAGGAAATGCAAAGCTTGGGCAAAACCTTAAGTATAGGTTTAACTGCTCCTTTGGCGGCGTTTGGTATTGCTGGGGTGCGTGCTTTTGACCAGCAGGCGAAAGCTATTGCGGATGTAGAAGCGGCGTTAAAATCTACAGGTGGTACGGCTAACAAAACACTCGAGCAGCTTACTGCTAGTGCAAGTGAATTACAAAACAATTCTCTTTTTGGGGATGAAGAAATTTTAAAAAGCGTTACGGCGCAATTACTCACTTTTACCAATATTGCCAATACTGAATTTGACCGTACTCAACAGGCGGCGTTAGATTTGTCTACTCGTTTAGGCAATGACTTAAAGGGGGCTTCTATTCAATTAGGTAAAGCATTGAATGATCCTGTTAAGGGTTTGTCGGCTTTAGGGAAAGCGGGTATTCAGTTTACGGAAAGTCAAAAAGAAGTAATTAATTCCTTAGCGGAATCGGGTAGATTGGCGGAAGCGCAAAATTTAATCCTGGATGAACTAGAAAAACAATACGGTGGTGCGGCAGCAGCTGCGGCGCAGGCGGGTACGGGATCGTTACAACAATTATCTAATATACTAGGGGATATAAGTGAGGACTTTGGTAAAATTATACTAGAGGCCTTAGCTCCTTTTATAGCAAAACTAAAGGAGTTGGCTATTGGCTTTCAAAACTTAAGCCCGCAGACTAAACGCATTATCGCTATCATAGGCGGTTTAGCAGCGGCTATAGGTCCCGTGGTAGTGGCTATAGGGGCGTTATTGCCTATGTTGCCAGCTATAGCGGCGGGTTTTGCAGCTATTACAGGGCCTGTGGGATTGGCGGTGGCTGGTGTTGCTGCTTTGTCTGCTGCTTTTTTAGTGTTTTCCAACAATGTTAATTCCAATGCAAAAAGGCTTAATGACTTTACTGGTAAATTATATAGTAATTCTATAGGACTAAAAAATAATTTAAGTAATGTTGAGGGGCTAGTTGTTGAGTATGAAAACTTAAAGTCTCAAACCACTTTATCTGCTGTTGAGCAAGAAAGGTTAAAGGTTGTAATACTGAAGCTTTCAGAGGAAATACCTAGTGCTATAACTGCATTCGATGAATATGGAAATGCACTAGATGTTAATTCAAAGAAAGTTAGAAAATTCTTAACTGATCAAACGGAATTAAATAAAGCTCAGGCAAGGGTTAATCTTAATAATTTAGAAGCTTCTTTGGTGTCATTACAAGAGCAGCAGGCTAAATTAAATGCGTTAAACGAAGATGGAAATTCTGTATTTATAAAAGGTGTTGGTTTAGTAAAGAGATTAAATGGTGTTTTAGGTCAGGGGCGGGGTATTAGGTTTAATCCATTAGATGATGAAGCTGTTTTGTTGGTTCAAAAAAGAATTTCTTCTAATAGGGAGGATTTAGCTATAACTCAGCAAAACATACAGAAAAATAAGGAATTATTAAATGTTTTAAATGGTATAAAAGAGGTTGAAGAAACTACGGTATTTGTTAAGGATAAAAAACCAAAAGGTCAACCTGTTAGTAACGTTTCAGAAAACAAAATTCCTGAAATAGTTCAAGAAATTCCTTTAAAATTTGTTGGTGGCGACTTTTCGAGTTTAGAATCTTCTTTGGTTAATTCTGTGAATAAAGCTGTAGAGCAGTTGCCTGAATTGACTTACGAAGTTCCTTTAAAGTTTACTAATGGAAATTTTGAAAATGGTATCTCGCAAACGATTAATACTGCAGAAGCTTTAAATGAGCGAATGCAGCAATTTAAAGAAACCGCACAAGGTGTATCTAGTGGTGTAGCTGGGGCGTTTTCTCAATTAAGTAATAACATGATAAGTAGTTTTGGGGAGGCTTCTAATGGTATGGAGGCTTTTGCACAAAATATATTTCGCTTAGGGGCTGATTTGGTTTCTATGCTTATTGAAAATGCTATACACAGTATATTAATTCGTCAGGCAGAATCTACTTCAAATGCTATTGCCGGTGCTACTGCTGCTGGTGCTGCTACTGGTGCGGCAGCACCATTTACTACCCCTGCATTTATAACTACTGCGGTATCTGGGGTAGCGGCGGCATTTGCGTCGCTACCTAAGTTTGCAGATGGTGGGGTGGTATTTGGTCCTACTTTGGGTTTAATGGGTGAGTATGCCGGTGCGGCTAATAACCCTGAGGTAATTGCGCCGCTTAATAAATTAAAAGATTTAATGGAGCCTAATGCTGCGGCACCTGTGATTATAGGAGGTAATATACGTGCTAGGGGTAGTGAACTTGAGGTGGTACTGGAAAGGCAAAGCAGGCAAAACAACCGACGAAAATAATGGCGCTATACCACATAGATATAATTGATACTTTAGATGATTCACATTTATTAAATGTTGAGTATGCGGAAAGACAATCTTTAAGGCTAAAATGGGAAGGGGCTGACAAAAAAGATGAGCTGTCTATTGTGTCTAGTACATTAGAGTTTAGTATGGAGGTTTCTGAAAATGAAAACCAAGATGCTAAGTTTATTGATTTGTTTAATGCGGGTGAGGAAAGGTTTCAGGTAAGGTTAATTACTGAAAATGGAGCTGTTGTTTGGATGGGATATTTGTTACCCGATAGTTACAATGAGCCTTATAGAAATGGTACTTTTTACGTAACTTTTTATGCGGTATGTGGTTTAAGTCTTTTAAAATCTAAATACTTACCTGAAATATATTATCAAAAAGAGCACTCGGTTTTAGATATACTAAAAGAGTTGCTAAAGCTAACGAATGCTAATTTAAATAGGCAACCGATTGAATTGTTTTTTGCGCCTGCTATTGTTAATGTATTTGAGTCTTCGTACGAAAAAATATACATTAATGGTAATAATTTTAATGATGATGGTGATAAACAAAATGCTTACGATATACTAAGTGACTTATTGAATAGTATGTTATGTGTTTGTTATCAGGCGGATTCAAAGTGGTATGTAGAAGGTTTAAATTGGCGATCTAGCAGGTTGGTAGAATATGTTAGGGATTTCCCTACTCCTGATCCTAGGGTTTCTAAAAATTACAAAGAGCTAACAGCTTTAGATGAGCCGCAAATTACAGTTGTGCCCTCTTATGGAGAGGTGGTGGTTAACTACGAGGCGGAAAACGCAGAGCTGCCTGATGATTTGGTAAAAATTGAACCTCTGTGGCGTGAAGCTAATCCTTTTTTATCAAAGATACATGCAAGGCATTGGAAACTTACTGAGGTAAGTCAAAATGATTATATGTTTCATGAGTTTCCTGACTATAATTTAGTAGTAAGGCCTTTGGCGGGTCCTTTAATGAATGTGGGTTCAAGTTATAGTTTGTTTAATCCTATTTACATTAAGGGTGGTTATGTTTATGAGTTTGTTTTTGAAATTAAAATTAAAGGTGTTTTTGTTGAAGGTAATGATTTAAGTGAGTTAAAAAATGCGTTGTTTTTTAATATTACCATTGATGGGCGTTCTATTTTAGGAAATAATCCTTTCGCTACGTTTGGAAGAGATAGGGTTTATTTTTCTGTAAAAGAGGATTACACTGCAAGTGTTACAAGAAGTGTTTTTGTGCCTAAAGATGGTCTTTTAGATATTATTATTTTTCCTACAAACGATGATTTGTATTACCCTAATTTGTTTGTTGAGATTACTGATTTACAATTAAAATCGGTAACCGATCAAGATTTTAATATTGTTGAAGAATTAAACCCTGGAATATCTTCGCTAGATAAAAAAATTGATTTGCCTTATTGTGCTAATGCTAATGCGGTGGGTAAGGTTTTTCAGTTAGATAAAATTTACGATAGAAATTTGTCTCCTGGCGAATTTTCGTTTGTTGATTTTGTAGTGCAACAATTGCAAATTATTAACACCTATCATGATGATGATAATTATTTCTATGTGTTGACTAATGAGGATGCGTATCTCGCTTATCATTATATCGAAAATTTATATACTGAATCTGATGCTAGAGATAGTTCTTTAGTGGCAAATGCCGCCGAGGTTCGTTTTAATTATTTGAATACGGAGGAGCATGTTTTGGTAGCGGATAAATCTATTGAGTATACTGCTTTGTATGTTAGGTTACTAAGAATAGGAGATTCGGCTATTATTCCTCGTAAAAATTGGTTACAATGGCGTGATGCTACTGCTGAAAACGAAATGTTTAGTTATGTAAAATCGGCATCATTGGTTTATGGTCGTATGTTTTCAGGGGCTTATATAAATATTTCAGCAACTTTTGAAGGTGCGGTTCAGTTTAATGATATTATTAATTTTAAATACATACAACCATCTAACTATATGGTTACTAATGTTACATGGAATATTGATAATGGAACTTCGGACGTGGTGATGGAAGCAGCGCAATATGGTAACAGTACGGGGTTAAACCTAAGTGATACAAGGCCTTTTGTATCGGTTGGTGGGGATAAATATGTGGTCTTAGGTAGTCGTGATACATTGCGAGTTGATGCAATGGGTTTTTCGTTAGGGTCGGATATTGTAGGTTACAGATGGGAGGTATTACAGGGTGATGTAACCTTGCCTACTATTTTTTCTTCATCGGTAGTGCTTACTTTCGGTAGTGCCTTGGTAAATAAATTACGAGTTACGGTAGTTGATATTTTTGGTAACGAGTCTTTCGATGAATTTTACGTGTATTTATCTACGGTTTTACGTGGTCAGTTTTCGATAGATGTTGACAGTTTGGTTGATGAAGTTGTTGATTCGGGATTAAGCTACCGTTATGTGTTTTTTAAGCAAGTGTTTGGGCTAGTCCAAGGGCAAATGATGGGAGACACTATTGTGATGTTAAGTTTTAATTATGCTTTGTATTATAAAAGATTTGAAACACAAAACGATGATAATTTTAATGCATACAATGGCTTTGTTTCCTTGAAAGCTTATAAAAACAATGTGTTGGTTGCTGAAGTATTGATTAATCGTGATTTAGACTTAGATAAATCAAAAGATTTTGTAAGAACTTATACTGGTGGTATTAATATTTCTTACAGGCAAGGCGATGAAGTTAATGTTGTATTGGAGTCTAATGTAACTATTCCAGGTAATATTTTTGAGGGATATGTTTATTTAAACGAGGCTATTTTTTTAAACGAAGCACAGGCTTTTGGTGCTACTAATATGTCTATAGGTGATAGGGGTCGTTTTGTTGTTCCAACGGGTATTGCGTCCTATAGTGATTCTTTAATAGAATCATACGAATCGCGTTTTGGTAATGAATCAAATACTTAATTATGAATGCAATTCGAATAACTGAGTTAAATCCTGTTCAAAGAAGACTTGGAGACAGTGTATCTTTTTCGGTAAACGGAGTTCCTTTTACGTTTACGTTTGTTGATAAACCATTAAATGAATTGGCGGATAATGAAATTAATTATCAGTTTAGTAATTCGGTGGGTCCTGCTATAAGGGATTATTTTGCTGTGGCTCATCAGGTTATTTTGAGGGTACATGATAATATTAGGTATCGTGAACTATCTAATAACCGCTATGTGATAGAATCGTATAATGGCGATGTTTTTTCCGATGTTTCCACTAATACCTCAAGAATTTCTATTGAAGTTGTGGAATCTTCTTTTGATTTGGGTGAATCTTATGTGAATCCTAATGATGTTTTGATTTTTAAATCTGAAAGAGGTACAGATTTTACAGGTGGATTTAGTTTAAAAATTAATGAGGTTGCTTTTGGGTTTGAGTTTGTAGATTCGGAAAGTTTTGATGTTAGTAGTTTTCAAATTCCATTTTCTTTTTTGTCTAGAGTGGATAAAGGTGTTTCTAGTGCTGTGCATGCGTTAATAATGAATTCTAATGTGTTAGAGTATTATGGTACTATAAGTATGGTGAGCCGAGGTTTTACTGATGGTGATCGTTTAATATCTCCTTTTGTTGATAGGCCTTTTGAGGTTACGGATATTAAAATTTTTGGGAACCCGCCATTAAATATATACGCTGTAAAGCCTAATGGAGATATTTTAAATGCGGAAGTATTAGCAGAGCCTGTGGGGTTTTTAGGTCGTGAGCCTGGTGTTACTCCTGTTGATGATCCTGTTGTGGTTCCTGAGCAGCAAAATACTAAATACAGGATATTTGGCGGATATAGTGGTCCTTCGATAGGTGTAAATGTTAGAAGGGAAATTAGTTTTAATGATGCTTTTGTGGCTTCAAGTAATTCAATAACTGCTAGCTCGTTAGATAGGGTGGCTGGTGAAAATTAAATATATAATATGAGTGATTTTGGAATACAAAATATTGATAGGGGTGATAGCTCTGCTGGCTCGGGAGATAGTGCTTATGTGTTTACAGGAAAAATAAATGCTGCTTTTCAGACGTTTCAAAATTTGATTTCTGAGTTGCGACAACAAACAAATGCTGCTGCAGAAGGTAAGTTGACATTTGATTCCTTGTCAGATGCTGATGCGTATTATACAGTAAACCCTCCTATAGATAGAGATCTTCTTTTTCAAATAACACGAGGTGCAAGCCAAGGGGAATATACTCGTTTATTAAGTAATAATACAAGTCGTTTTGATCGACCTTTTATATTTTTTCCTACTATTAGGGAAGAGATTAAAAGAGAAAATCAAAGGAAAGTAGAAACGAATTTATTGTCTGTGGCTAATCAAACACAGACTGATGGTAATGTAACTTTTAATGTAAACGGTGTTTTAACTAGATTGTCGGATGTAGATGCTAATTTTATAAGTAATGAGGATGCTTTTAGTTTTTATGGTACTCAAAAAATAATTATAGAACAGCCATTAAACTTTACTAATGGAGGAACTATTTTTATTAGATGTAAGGTAAATCAAGCCACTGGAATTCAAAGAATTTTATCAAACGGTAGGGGTTTTAATCCGACAACTGCAAATGCTTTTTTTATTGTTCCTGTGAGTAATGGAGGTAACGATGATTATTTTGCTATACAAATTGGAAACACAACAATAAGGACAGTTAATTTACCATTTAATATAAGTGGTGGTAATTATTTGGATTTAGCTTTAACTTTTAAGCCTTCCGGGGAAGTTGGTTTTAGCATTGACGGTCAAAATTACTCTGTATCAGGAAATAGCATAGGAGGAATAATTAACACCAACAGGCCATTAGTACTAGGTAATTTAGATAACAATGGAATTTACAACAGATCTTTTACTGGTAATATAAAAAAAATACGGGTATTTGAAAGGGAGTTGAGTTCATCAGAAATTACTTCGCTTATGGTGGATTCTTTTGATATAACAAGTGCTGTAGTAAACGTTGATTTTTCTAATAGAACGGAAGATATTAGGGATGCTTTGTATTTTGAGGATGTTGATGGTAATAAAGTTTTTCGTAGATATGTGGAAAACGGTCTTTTAGTCGAAGATAAAAAAGAATCCGATGTATGGGTAAGGCAGTTAGGTTTAGATAATGGCTTGGTTTCTAGAAATACTTTAGCGATAAGTAGTTTAAATAAGGAGAAATTATTTCAAACAAAAACATCATCTGATGGATGGGGTTCAGGCGTTACGCCTATGAATACAAATGTTTTAAATCCTACGGCTATAGATTTAGGATTGGATTTAACAAATGTAGTAGGTGAGTCATTTAACGGTATGTCTTTTGTTAGAGAGTGGCTTGTTTTAGTTCCTCAAGATTACCACTCGGTGGTTTTTTACAACACAATAACTGGAGAACAAAAAGAAACCGATGTATCATCATATGTGCGTGCTATACCATCTACTGGTAATGATTATAGAGATAAGTTTAACGGAGCCGTATATGATGGTGAATTTATTTGGCTTTGCCCTTCTTGGACGACTCATGTTGTAAAATTAAATGGAAATACTTTTGAAATTGATTCGGATATATTGGTTAACCCTAATAGGGATGATGCATATAATGGGATAATAAATACTAATAAATACTTATGGTTAGTAACACATTCAACTGACGATATTGTAAGGATTAAAAAGTCTGACAACACTTTTACTAGATTCCCTATTTCGGAAATAAATGGACATGATTATCATTTATATGGGGTGCATGGAGCGGCAGCAAGATCCTTTTTGGGTGGTTCTAATAATGGAGACGGAACAATTAATTTGCATCCAAGAAGGTCAAACGCGTTAATAACTATAGATGAGGAAACGGGAGGTATTATAGGAAGTTACGAGCATCCATTATCTAATACTACCAATAATGCGGCTGGGTGGTTTCATGGGGCTACATTAGTTTCGGGCAAAATATTCTTTTCTCCTTTTAGCACATCTGATCTCGTAATATTTGATACTACTACAAAATCTTTTAATACAATTGACAATGCTTTGTCGTCAGGAAGATCTATTGCTAGCACAACAGATGGCAGATTTGTTTATTTCTCTCCTTTTGAAGGGCAAAATTTATTATGTGTTGATTCTGCAACTTTAAAAGTTGAAACGATTAGTTGTGCAATACCAGATCGTGAGTCTGCGGCACTTTATTGTGATAATGGGATTATTTGGTTTGGAACCTCTATAGGTGATAATATACACTATGCTAAAATTAGCGAAATAGATAATATTGTCTATGGTGATAGTAATGTTAAGGGGTCTGTTTTATCTAATGTTGGGGAGTATTATTTTGGTAGTGATTTACGATTTAAAAGAGTAAATCAAACCGTAGAAATACAACAGTTTGTGTCAGGTAGTTGGACTAGAATAAATACACTTGGATAATTTGAAAAAAAGACAAATTAATTGTAATAATGAAAGATATTAAATAATAAAAAATGTGGAATAGTACAGTAATAACAGAAGGTATAAAAAAAATAAGTGCGGCTCATGCGTTTTGGTTTATGATGCTTTGTGCTACATTTGGTGGATTGTATCTTTTGATTTCTCCTATTACGAGATCCGCTATTGAGTGGAGTGATTGTTTAGATGCTAAAGAAGAAGCTTTACTAACAAAACAGCAGTTAGATATTCAAGTAAAAAATCGTTTGCAGATAGAGAGGGCTTTAGATAGTGTTAAAGTTCTGAATGCAACAAAAGAAGCTGAAATTGCAGAAAAAAACCGTAAAGACATACTTACTCTTTTTATCCGAACAAAATACCAATTACCACACGTAGAAACTTTGTCTTATTGGTCTATGCACAACGGAGGTGAAACAATGAATGTAGAATCTAGGCGGTATCTAGAAGTTTATATAAGTAGTGATGATGAAGTTGAAAACCGATGGAGAAAACCAGAGCCAATACCTAGAGGTGTGCAATGGCTTTCGTTAGAAGCGTTAAATAAACCCTACTTTTTAATAAAAGATGTTTCTAATGCTGATGATTTGTATAAAGGAGAAACAAAAATACTATTAAATCAACGAGGTGTAAAATCGGTTTTGGTGTTATTTATAAAAAATGTAGGTACAGATTTTTATTATGTTTCAATTGATTTTAGTGTACCTAAACCTACAACTTATATACCGGATATTATATCAAAAGGAATGGAAATAAAGCGTTTTGTACAACGTAAGAGCAATGTAAAAAAATACTTATGAATATAATTGTACGAAGTAAAACAGGAGGTTGTAATGTGGCTAAACATTTTATTGACAATTGGGTAAAAAATGCAGATTTACATCCAAAAGTTGAAGAAATAGGTTTTAGAGTGCATACAGGTCAACCTTGGGATGAAATAGTAGTGATTAAAGAGAATCGACCTATTTTTCATTTGAAAAATCACGAAGCGCTAAGATTGGACAGACTACAAGAGTTTTTAATAAGTAGGTTATGAAGTTAAGCACACAACAGCAGATTTTTACCCATAATGCAGCTTTATTAATTTGTTACGCATACGACACGCATAATATTAGATTAACATTAGGAGAAGCGCACAGGACACAGAGCCAAATTCTACTAAACTATTTTGGTTATGAGGTAGTAAGGGGTGGTTTTTTAGGAATAACGCTAAAAAAAAGCCGAAAGTTAAGCAAAACACTTATAAGCTTACACGCTGATAGGCTTGCGATTGATTTTAACTTCTTTGTTGATGGGAGGCTGACTTACGAATTTGACAAAATAAAGCCTTTAGGAGACTATTGGCAAAGTTTACACCCTGCAAATAGATGGGGAGGAGATTTTAATATGGATGGTGTTGCAAATGGATTTGTTGATACGCCACACTTTCAAATGAATAGGCTGTGATAAATTTTATTAAGATAGTATGTCAATAAAATAAAATTATTTCATTCTAAAATGTCGATAAATGATAAGATTCATAAAAAAAAATATAGCAGTATTTCTACTAGGGGGAATAATAGGCGGTGTAATAGCGGGGGCCTCTTTGTATGGCGTTATGAAAGTTTCGCAGAGTGTAAGAGCCAATAAATTGACCAAAACCTTTGAAAAAAGGCTAACAGCTAAAGATGTTCTACTTTCGGAATGTATAGCTAAAGATACTTATCCAACAACAAACCAATTTAACCCAACAATTGATAAAAATAAAAAAGGGAATATATTAGTGAGTCCTTGTCCTGAGATAAAACAAAGTAATACTTTTACGGCTGTACGAAGCTTTAAAGAGGGCGATACTATTGGAGATTTGACATTAATAAAAACTAACAAGTTAAATCGTAAGCAAGCTAGAAATTTAGGAAAGTGAATAGTTTCTTTGGAATAAAAAAGGAGTATTTTTTTTTTAAAACTATTGAATTATTCATTATTATTGTAATTACACAAACCCTTCTAAGGAGGCGGTCGAAGGTTCGAATCCTTCAGGGCTCACCACTTGGCCCTTATGTTATTAGTATTAATTTTTATTGTTTTACCTTTATTTTAGCCTAAAAAAGGGTAAAAAGGAGTATTATCGGAGTATTTTAATGGTATGACAGTTCGTTTTTATTTAAAAAAAACACCAAAAGGAATTTCTGTTTTAAGGATAGAAGTTAGGCAAAATGAAAAGAAGGTTTCTAGGAAAATAGCGAATCTTAATCCTGAGCATTGGAATGCGGCAGCAAAACTACCGCTTCCTGGTTGCAATGATTATGAAGGGTTGCTATCTGAAATTTTAACTATTAAACAGCAAGCTAATAAGCAACGTTTTTTAAGGATTAGTGATCCTAGAGTTGCAATGGATTTTTTGTTTGAGCCGCTTATGACTGGGCAAACTGTCGGCGCGTTGAATTTTTTTGGGTATTTTGATGGTTATATTAAAAATTTAGAACAGTTAAAAAGATACGGAAATGCTGAAATCAATTTAACAGCATACAATAAATTGATTGCTTTTCAGCCAGTATTGTATTTTGATCAAATAACACCTGTATTTTTAGAAAATTTTAAACAAAGTTGTTTAGTGTCTGGTTTGGCAAAAACTACCATTCACACTTATTTGAGAAAATATAGGGCTGTATATAACCATGCGGTTAAAATGACTGATATTGAAGATGCGCGGCCTTTTGAAAATGTTTTTAAAGATATTGGAACCAGAGCTCGTAGACAAAAAAACCGCTATTTGCTTAAGGAAGGATTGTTGCGGCTTAAAAATGCCAAAACAAACCATCCTGCACAGCAACGGGTAATTGATTTGGCTTTATTGCAGTTTTATTTAGGTGGCATGGATTTTATTGATGTGTACCACTTAAAGCGTGCTAATTTGGTTAATAGCCGGTATTACTACCATAGGCTTAAATTAGGTGATAAAGGCTATGAGGTGGATATAAAGGTTTTTGACTGTGCTATGGATATCATTAATAAATACCAGGACCCCGAGGAAAATGAATATTTTTTCCCGTGGCGAAAACTGCATAGTAGCTATCGTAACTTTAGGAGTAACCAAATACGTAGGTTAAAGAAGATACAAGAAATTAACGAGATTGAATTACTGCCAACCAACCAACCGTTAAATACCAAGGCGTTTAGGCATACATTTAGCACTATTGGTAAATTTGCGCATACCGACCCCGACTTGTTACGTGAGCTTATGGGGCACGAACGTGACGATATTGACACGGTGTATAAAGATAAGTTTCAGGAAAAGGAACGCGATGCCGCGCATTGGAAAATTATTGATTTAGACTAATTTTTAATTTTGTTGAAATAAGTCTTCTTGCTCCATTTTTGCTATGATTTTATCATAGGCTAGGTCGTCGTTAAGTAAGCTTTTTAGCTCTTTAATTTCTTCTATGTTGTTAAATCTAATTCTAAAAGGTTCTGCGGTAATATATTGGTTAAAGTCTGACATCATCCAGTAAGTACTTCTTACTTCTAGGAAACATCTTCCATTTTCTACATTAAAAACAGCTATCGGGAGTACCAGAGAGTCCATGTATATGGTGTTTCCATAGGTAAATATAGCTTTTATTTTAGGGTCTTTGTAGGGTAATATTTGTCGGGTTATGTTTTCAACACCGTTGTTTAGTGCGGTTGCTTCCCATTTTGGAAATGTTTCTATTGCGTTGTCTAGTAAATTAATAAATCGATCTAGCCTATTAGGTTTTATAATTAACCACAAATAATCATACAAGCCTTCTTTTCTTGGGGTTTCAATTTTGTATATAATTTTATCGTTTAGGTTTAATTGGGCAACAACATCAAATGCTTTATCGTACATAAGTAGGTGGTAGTCCCCTACTTTAGCGTGTTGACTGTAAATAAAATTATAAAATAATAAAAAAGATGCTATTAAGTACTTCATACCAATTAGTCTTTAAAAACCCCTCCTAAAACCAAGGCTATTCCGGTAATTTCTTCTTCAGGAATATCGAATGGTGGGTAGTCTTTGTTATCGGAAACAGCTAAGATATGGTTTTTTTTATCGCTGGGTAACAGTCTTTTAATTAATATGCCTTGCTCTCTTGTAGCTACTGCGTGTACCCTATTCCATTGTATAAAGGTCGATTTTGTAATTACACTACAAGCAATGCGGTTGCCGGGGCTGTATTTGGGCTGCATGCTATCGCCTGTTACGGTAATGGCAAAAGTTATATTGTCGTTTTTAAAATCGGGTATTTCGTAATAGTGTATAATGTCTTTTTCTTCAATACAAAACTCCAATGCGCCAAAACCTGCTACTGCTGTTGTGCTTACTAAAGGTATTTTTTTTGAAGTTTTTTGAAGTTTTTTATAGGTTGAATCAGGTTCTGTTAAAAAATTATTATAATTTTTACTAGTAAATGTATTTTTTAATAATTTCTTTTTACTATCTGGTATGGGGTATTTTCCGCTTTCCCATTTGGCTACAATAGCTAATGAAACCCCAATTTTACTAGCTAATTGAGATTGAGTTAAATTATTTTTTTTCCGTATTTCTTTTATATCTAAAGCTGTCATTTATATAAAATGATTTTTTTTACAAGTAAAATGTGTAATTTTAGTGGTAATTTTTATATATTTGTCTTGTTGCTATTAACAAGGTAATAAAAAAGTGGCTTAAAATAAATTAATTAAGGTAATGTACTTATGAAATTAAAAGACAGGTTAACGGCTACGGAATACAAAATAATGCGACAATTGTCGGAAGGATTAATTGAAAAGGAAATTGCGGCTAAAAATTTTGTGAGTCCTAAAACGGTAAATGCACACACGTACAATATTAGAAAAAAGCTAAACGCTCGCGGGGTGGCCGATTTGGTAAGGATTTTTATTTTGGATTTAAAAGATCCTAAAAAATACTTTGCAGCTATGGCTTTTCTGTGTTTGCAGTTAGGTATTGTTGCTACGTCGTTAGATGTTGATTTGCGCAGGCCTAATGTAACTGCTCGTATGGTTAGGGCTAAAAGGGTGAAAAGAAGTTAAAAATGAGGGGTAAAAAACTAGAGGATTTAAAGCTGGAATTATCCCAAGTGTTAGAAGTTGCTAAAAGGTTTGGGGTAAGCCATACCGAGGTGGCTTCGGAAAACGATATGGGCTACTCACATTTGCTATACATAAGAAAGGGTGAGCGCCTTACGGTAGATAATGAGCGTAACCGCGAAGTTTTATCGGGTATTATTAAATCGTATAAAAATAAATTAACGGAAAAAAAAGCTTTGCTACAGCAGCTAGATTAAAAAACTATGGAAACAAATAAATTGGTTGAGTTTGTAAGTTATGTAATGCTAATTGTATTGTGTACTTACGGTGTTTGTGTAAAGGGGGTATCGTTTTGGTGTTTTTTGGTTTGTTATCTGTTGCTTGGTGTGGCAAAGGGGTTAACTAATGAATAATAATTATGTTTTTGTTTTTTAAATCAAATAAACAAAGTGCGTTGCCTTTAAAGTGTAAATCGTGGAAGGTGATTACTGCTTTTCGGTCTTTGGGTTTTAAGCGTTGTGCTTTTGTGGAAATGTGTGTGGCTCGTTATCCGGAGTTTAATAACCCTAATGGTCGTGATTATTTAAGGGCTTACTGGGAAGGTAAGGTGGATTTGTGTCCCTTGTTTGTTTCTAAAATAAATAGTGTGTACGAAAGTGTTGCTTTGGGTTGTTAATGTGGTAAGGTTATGACTGGATTGATAAGAGTTGAAGATTTTATGGAGCACCTTAAGAGTAACGGAATGGTTATCGTTTCGGAAAAGCTTTTGGGTGCGGCTGATAAACAGGCTAAGTTGAAGCAATTGCATCGTGAATACGCTACTAAGCAATGGTTTACTTATGTAGATATTGAAAAGGCACAATTGTTTGGGGTAATAAAGCGAAAAGCAATTGCGGTAATAGTCCGTAAAAACTTACGAGAAAATCAAGATTATATAATTAGCGATTTTGGTAAGCATGGGCGTACTAAAGTGCACCGTACTGCTGTTGAAAGGATAATGGCTATTCGTGGTATTACTTGGCTTAATTTATAGGGTATGAAAAAAGTAAAGTGGACTGAAAATCAAGTGAAGTATTTAGTTAAAAACTATGCAGATACTGATAATGCTGTTTTGGCTAAATATTTTAGATGTAATCTTCATCGTATATCAAACAAGGCTTATGCACTTGGTTTAAAAAAATCGTTAGCATATAGGCAAGAGCAGGCTAAAAGAATGATACCTGCGGGCGCTGCGTATAGGTTTAAAAAGGGACATATTCCTGTAAATAAAGGTCGTAAAGGTTGGTATCCGCCTGGTTGTGAGAAAAATTGGTTTAAAAAAGGTCATAAACCTCATAATTATAAAACAGGTGAGTTTTTGTCTAAGGATGGCTACGTGGTTATGTCTATTGGTGAGGGAAAACAAAAGCTTAAGCATATATATAATTGGGAACAGCTCAATGGACCTCTGCCTAAAGGGCATTGTCTTAATTTTTTAGATGGCGACCGTACCAATACTAATGTGGAAAACTTAGAGCTTATAACTAGAGCGGAGTTGTTAAGGAGAAATATGCTTAGTGATAGTTGTATTGCTAAAAAGCAATTGGGTGCCACTAGTGATAAAGACGTGGCTACATTGAAAAAGATAGCCCCGCAACTTATAAAAATAAAACGTAACGAATTATTAATTAAAGAGAAACTAAAAAAATGACAAAGCAAGAAGTAAGAGATCGGTCTGTAGGTAAATTTACAGTTTTTAAAGAGAAGATAGTTAAAATAATTGGTGTGAGTCGCAATGGTAACGTGTTTAATTTTGGTTTAGATGCTGGATTAGGTATAATTTCTAAAAGAGAGCATGAGTTAGTTGTGTTTTTAGATAGTCTTTCAGATAGCTTGGGTTGTGATTTGGCTGTTAGTGGTAAAAAAGATGTTTCAAAATCATTGGTGTATCATGCTTCGGGTTACGTGCCTAATCAGCATATGAATACTATTAGCGATGGTTTAATGAAGTTGTTCAACTCTTTAGAAAACAGTGAGGGAGAGGAATTAGATAAGATTACATCGAAAATAGAAACGGCTTGTTTAGTTTCTGATGCTATGGTAAAAATGGAAATGGCAACTATTAAGGGGTTAGGTTTAATAAATAAGATATAATGGCGCTAACCTATACTAATATTCAGCATGGCTTTAGGAAGCGAAATAAGCTTAGTTTAAACGAGTATGTGCTTTGTGATATGATTTATTTTTTGTCTAATAAAATAGATTCAGATGTGCCTGGTTGGTGTTATATGACGCGTGTAAATATGGCGGCAGAAATAGGGCTTTCTAAGCGGTGTGTAATGAATATTATTAACCGATTAATTGAGGATCGATTTTTGCAAAAAAATGCAAATACAGGCTATTTAAAAACCTCAAAAAAATGGCAAAAAGTGTACTTTTTTGATGGTGAAAAAAGTGCACCTAATCAACAAAACAACCCGTGCACCAACGGTGCAGAAAGTGCACCCAACACGGTGCAGAAAGTGCACCCCAACGGTGCAGAAAGTGCACCCAATAATAATATATATAATAATATATATAATAATATCTCTCTTAAGAGAGAAAAAGAGTTTAAAATTTTTGAAAATGAAAATCCAATCATATTCGAATCGATATTTAAATCGTTCTCTTTTGTTGAAAATTTACAACGTGCTTTAAGGGCGGATAGTCTTAAGTTTAAAACCTCTGATTTGGCGCCAATAATTTTTAAGTTTTATTCGGATAATTTTTATGGTCAAAATTTAAATGCCCACAAGGGAATAATTGCTACTCGTTGTATTGCTTATGTAAAAGCTGTTATTTCCTCTGGGGGATTAAAAAATAATCAGCATGCAGACCAGTCAGAAAGCTATAGAAAAACAAACTCAGGTAAAATTTTATAATTATGGATTTTAAAAACTTACCTCAGGCGATTGATATTGAAAAGGCGGTTTTAGGTGAAATTTTAACCTACGAATATGCGCAAAACGAAGCGCTTAATATTTTAAAACATTCGGATGTGTTTCATGATCCTAAGCACATAATTATTTTTGAAGCTATTGATTTGCTGTTTTCAAGTAATTTAAAAATTGATTTGCTAACGGTAAGTAATGCTATATCAAAAGAAAAATTAAATTTTATTGGTGGGCATTTTTATTTGGTTGAGCTTATGCAGTTAGTAGCAAGCGGTGCCCATATAGAATTTCATTGTAGGCTATTACAGCAATTTTATATAAAACGCAAAATAATTTTAGAAGCTTCACGCTTAATTCGATTAGCTAGTGATGAAGACTATGATAGCTTAAAATTGTTGGATGATGCTGCTGATTCTATGACTGTTATTTCGGATAGAATATTGGCAGATAAAAAACAAATTACTTTGCCAGAAGCCTTGGTGCGGGTCGAGCAGCGTGTGGAGTTGCTTTCAAATAAACAAAGTGAAGAAATACTTGGATTAAAAACAGGGTTTAAGAAGTTAGATGCTGTTACAGGTGGATGGCAAAATGAGGCGTTAATTGTTATTGCAGCACGTCCAGGTATGGGTAAGTCTGCGTTAACTTCTAGGTTTATTTTAGAAAATGCATTGGTTGGCGATGCTGTGGGTGTTATTTCTTTAGAAATGTCTACCGTGCAATTCGTTACGCGTTTGGTAAGTAATAATTCTAATTATCATTTAAATCAGTTATTTAAGAATGGTTTTGAAAAAGAAGAGTATTTCGCCGGGCTTAAGCAGTTGAACGAGTCAATGAAGTCTTTGCCTATATATTTTAATGAAACACCGTCTTTAGATATCCGATCGGTGGTATCGCAAGCTAGGACATGGAAGCGGGAAAAGGACTTAAAAATATTAATTATAGATTATTTGCAGCTTATAACTGTTAGTGCTTCAAAGGGTAATCGTGAGCAAGAGATTGCTTTGATTAGTAGAACGTTAAAAGCATTGGCTAAGGAATTAAAAATCCCTGTAATAGCTTTAGCGCAACTGTCCAGGTCGGTAGAAACTAGAGGTGGCTCAAAACGTCCAATGTTGAGTGATCTTAGGGAGTCGGGAGCAATAGAACAGGATGCGGATGTTGTTGCTTTTATTTATCGTGCGGCTTATTATAATACAGAAGTAGATGAAGATATTAATGTTGCTGGAGGTAATACTGAATTTATTTTAGCGAAGCATCGTGCGGGTAGTTTAGGTACTATCCCAATGTGGTTTAACGAGAATAAAACAAAGTTTGAAGATCCTGAGGTGATAGAGGCGGAATTTAAAACGTACAACAATGTGTCCTATTAAGCCAGTAAATAAAAAGCTAAGCTTTGTACCTAAGTGTGAGCCGTTTAAACGTACACAAAATAATCATAAGTTGTATAACACACGTAAGTGGCAAAAGTTACGTCGTATGTTTTTAAATGTTAATCCGCTATGTGTAGCGTGCAAGGCTAAAGGCTTTACAAAGCCAGCTACTGTGGTTGATCACGTAGTTAGATACAAAGAAGGTGATGATTTCTATGATGAAAGTAATTGGCAGCCAATGTGTGCTAAGCATCACAATGAGAAATCTGCGGCGGAGTCAAGGGGTATGGGTCATAAACATGATTACAGGGCGAATTTGTAAATCGCAATCCAATGCAAATTTTACTAAGTGTGATTTTTTAAGGGGGGGGGGTAACAAATTGATAATTAAATATTTATTATGAAAATAGCGCATATAGGTAAAGGAAGTGAGATGTTGCAGGAGCTACCCGCTCCACCAACAATTATGTCGGTTGCTGCTAAGAAATATTATAATAAGCTTGGAGCCATGCTTATTAAAGCGGGTCTTTTGAAAGAAATACACTTAGTTACGCTAGAAATGTTCGCCACCAATTACGAACAATGGTGCTGGTCGGTAAAAGCAATAGCTTTAAAAAATAGGAAAAAAATGGGTACCGGTTTTATGCAAAAATACAGTAGTGGTGCTACTAACATTACAACAGAGCTAGCAGTAAAACGTAATGCGGAAGATGCTTTGGCAAAAAACATAAAAGCGTTCGGTTTAGATCCTTTAAGCGAAAAGGCTTTAAAAGCTACAACAGACCCTGCGCAAACTGATTTATTTGCTGATTTTGAAAAGGCTATGTCTAAAAAATTAGGATAAATGAATATATCTAACGAAATTTTACAATCTATTCCATGGCAATATGCTTCCGATGTACGTTCTGGTAAACTTACTGTAGGGCGCTATATAAAGTTAGCGGTGAATAGGTTTTACAAGTTAGCGGAAGATTCGGAGTCTAAAGGTTACAGGCTTAATCACCAGGAAGGAATGAAGCCAATAGTATTTGCGGAATTCTTTATTAAACACACTAAAGGGCCTGTGTCTGGGGAGTCATTTGTATTATCTCCTTATCAGCAGTTTACTATTTACAACATTTGTGCTTGGCAAAAGAAAAATTTAAAAGGCGAATGGGTACGAGTAATAAAAACGATTTACGAAAAGGTAGCCCGTAAAAATGGAAAGACTGCAGTGTTAGCTTTTTTAGCGCTGTACTTTCAGTGTATGGATGCAGAGCAAGCTCCTGAAATTTATGTTGGAGCTACAAAAGAAGCACAGGCGAAAATACTTTGGGACCAGGCGTATCAATTTGTGTTTAAAAGTCAAAAGTTGCGCCAGCTAGGTTTTAAAAATACACAACGAGAAATTCGATTTACTAAAAATTTAGGAAAATTTAGCTTCTTGGGTGGGGATAGTAAAACGCTCGATGGTTTCTCTCCCAATTTCGTGGCGTTAGATGAATACCACTCTCACAAAACCGACGGTGTGAGGGAAGTAATGGAATCTGCAATGGGTGCTAGAAAGCAACCATTAATGTATATTATCACAACGGCGGGCTTCAATACTTTTAGCGTATGCAAATTGTACGAAGATGTATGTAAGGAAATTTTGGAAGGTCAAAAAGAGGATGATAGTACCTTTATAATGATACATGGGTTGGATGCTGAAGACGACTGGGAGGATGAAAATAACTGGGTAAAAGCAAACCCGAATTTAGGGGTTAGTGTTTCTTTAGATTATTTACGTACGGAATTTCAAAAAGCAAAAAATCAACCTTCTAAAATACCAAATTTTAAAACAAAGCATTTAAACCTATGGGTTGATGCGGAAAAGGTTTGGATTCCGCAGGAAATTTGGAACAAAAATAAGGTAAATGAGGTGCCTAAAGAGGTGTTTTTTAAATATGGAGCTTACGCTGGGTTGGATTTAAGTACTACTACCGATATAACTGCTTATGTTCCTGTAAGTGAGCCTGATTCAGATGGTGTAAGATATATAAAACCCTTCTTTTTTTGTCCTAAAGATACTATTGAAAAACGTAGTAAAGAAGATAGGGTTCCTTACCAATATTGGGTAGATAATGGGTATTTAATAGCTACACCAGGCAATACTGTAGATTATGACTACGTAAAAGATAAAATTAAAGAAACGTATTTTGAATTAGGAGTAAAAGAAGTGCAAATAGACCAATATAACGCTTCCCACATGGCTAACCAATTGCAGGAGGATGGTATTAAATGTGCCTTTTATTCGCAAGGGATAATGAGTATGAGTTATCCTACAAAGACTTTTGAAAAATTGGTTTATGAGGGTAAGTTAAAACACGATGGACACCCTATACTAGCTTGGATGTTAAGTGGTGCGGTTATTTATGAGGATGCAAATGAGAATATAAAAGTACATAAAGGGCAATCTAACCGAAGTGGTAAAAAACGTGTAGATGGCATAGTAGCCACAGTAATGGCAATAGGGGCCAGTATAAGTTTGCAAGATAATAGCGGAAATAGCCAGTATAACAATGATAATAATGAAATTTATATCTAATGGATTTAAAAGATATTAAACGCCAGGTTTCTGAATATAAAGCCTTACAGTTACATCGTATTATTGGAAACTCAAATGGTTTTTTTTCATTTTATTATGAAAACTTAAAAAATTTTAAAACACATAATGCTGCGTTTGATTACGTAAATCAACTTTATTATGAGCTTTTTGGAGAATATAAATACAACTCATACAATAGTTTTAGAAATTCTTTAGAACGATTTAATAAACAAAAAAATGAAAAATAATGATTGTAATTGTGAAAAACCTAAACCACTAAGTGGTATGCACCCGTTAATTGAATGGTGTGATGTATGTGGCAAAAATTTATAATTTAAAACTGAGCTAAGTTTGTTTTACATACTGTGTTAGTTACCGCAGGAAACTGTTTAATTTTTTTTATTTATGAAAAGCGCAATAAATACATTAGAGAAAAAAATACACGGACTAAAAATTGAGTTAAGAACTTGGTCTGACCCGAGAAACTTTAGTCAACGAATAATTGACGAATGCTGCCAAGAAATTAAGGAACACGAACAGGCTTTAAAAAAATTAACAAACAATAATAAGCTTAAAATATTAACCAATAAATAAGCCTCAGTAGTTGTGTTTGTGCATTGTTAGGCAACATTTTATTATGACACAAGATTTTAAAAAAGGAGTTTATAGAATATCAAGCAAATTGGGAGATAGCGCCACATAACGTTAAATATAAAACATCGTAGGGGTTGGGACGCAATACACTGCGATTAATCACAAGATAAATATAAATATTTTGTTTTTAAATTTCCTTAAACACCAAATTTTATATTTAGCGACATCACAAATACAAAATCAACATAAACCAAAGTGAACAACCCTATGTTTTTAATATAGGGTTAGGGCAAGTATGGTAAATCAATAATAAAATTTTATAAAATGGAACAAATTACAGAACTATTAGAAATATTAAAACAAACTCCCGAAATGGCAATATGGGGTTTATTAATTTGGTGTGTTTATATACTCGCAAAATTAGCAAGTGTAGTTTACGCAATAAAAGTTGTTTTTCAATTAGCTATAACAAAGTGGCACGATTTCAAAGTTAAAACTATAGAGGTTGAAAGAATTAAGGTTGATTTGGTTAACTCCGAAAAGGAGTTGCAAAGCAAAAAGATTCGCTTGGATTTTGAAGCTAGTAAAATAAAGCTTACTAAGGAGTATTCAGATATTAAAAGACTTTCAAAATATTTTGATAAATTAAAAATTTCAGAAGTTGAAATGGACGAGTTAAGGAGGCTTTTAGACACTATAAAAAGTACAACATATATTCATCAATCAGATATTACAAAAGCTATCAAAAAGTTACAGCAGTAGTATTTGCCTTAACGTGTCTAGTATATGGCACGTTGCTGAATTGAGCAATTAAATTATTAAATAAGCCAAAAATAAAAGCGTAAAAAATGACAAAAGAAACTTTAAATAGAGCAAATGCTATCCAAAAAACGATAGATAAGCTAGAAATTGAAAGAAGTACTATATCTAAACTTTATAGTAAAAAAGAAGATTTGAATAAAGAAGAAATCACAGAGTTATTTAGTATAGCAATGATAAACACAGACTATACTTTAAAGGCAATGAATAAAGAATTAAGCGATTTGTAGCTTTTATTTTCTTCGATTAAGCACAGACCTTAATTAACAAGAAACGACCTAAAGCAATGTGTTATATACTGTGTTGTGGTGGCGAAGCGAACGTTTTTAAACCATATTGTTGACGTTAACAAAAAGGTCGCTTTTAAAAATGCACCACAACGTATTGAGATATGAATAGTAAACCCCTTTTTGTGCGGTGGGTATTTTAAAAACTGCACTTTATTATTAAATTTTATATAAATGACTGGATTAGAACGAGAATTAAATGCAAAAATTGAAGAGTGTAACAGACTACACGAAGAATTAGGAAAACGACCATTTAAAGTAAAAGCGAGTGGTGAAATTGTGGATACAGAAAACCACCCGAAGTTAACCAACTTAATTACTGAAAAATTAAAGAACAATGAACGCTTTTACGCTAAAGTAAGAATTGGCGGTGAAAGAATTTGGTGTGTTGTAGTTGGTAGAATTGACAGCCATAATGCAAACTTTGATGATAGTGAAGAAGGACAGATTTTTGCGGGTATTTTAGATAATGTACCTGTTAGCGAGAATTTAAAATTTAATGACTTGATAGAGTTTCAAAGTTGTGATGTGTTTGAATTGAAGTAGAATGCGAGCGGTGGCAAGGGGTTTATTATTTATATCTCTTGTTACCAAATCGTTTTAATGTTTGGTAACGTTAAATATAGAAAATCGTAGGGATTGACACACAATACACTCAACCGTTTTTTAATCAATCAAATTTTTTATTATGAACTCATATATAGCCACAAATCCAGCGATAATTCCTGTTGTCCAAGCCAACATTTCAGTCCAAGATTTTATACTAGGCTCTTTATCTGTTTTATGGACAGTTTTTTGTGTTATAGGACTTTTAAAATGCATTTTTTCAGATGACTGATTTACTTGTCCGATTGTTGAACCAGAAAAATCATTTATGAACTCAGATTTGCTATTTTCATTTTCTGACCAATCAAGGAATTTACTCCAAGATTTAAGTTCTATTAGTTTAGTTAAATACTTTCTGTTACTTAAGTCGCAAGCGTATCTAAATCTAGTAGGTTTATGTAAAACTCCAATATTTTTTAGGTTAGCAATTAATTCAGATATTTCTTTAGGACTATCCTTTGTTAATGTAAATGATTTGCCATTTTTTAAACCTTCTAAATATTCTAAAGTTTTATCTGTCATAATTATGAGTTAGTCTGAATGGATGGCAACG